TCTGTATCCATGTGCTATATCCTGTTTAATAATTTCTTGGAACAAGTCATAAGATTCATCTTTTCTGCCTACCCACCAACCAGTAACAGCTTTTTCAAATATTAAAGAGTACTCTCCTGGATAATCTACCCAAGCAGGCAAGGGGGTTACTTTATTTTTTGTGTACATTAATCCTGTTTCGGAAAATGTATACGCTTCTTGCCAACGCTGTGCTCTTTCGCAAAATCTTGCTAAAAGAAACCATGCTTCTGGTCTTGTTGGAATATATGCAACAGCTTTTAAGAATAAGTTGTGGACGGTGCTCTCACGATTTTTTTGATTTTCAAAACATTGTGCAGATTTTAAAAGGGATGTGTATACATACTCTGGATGAGAATTATATCCGTATTCTGCTGTACGGAGATAAAAAGAAACGGCAGATGCTGTTTGTCCAGCCTTTTCGTATTCCATTGCAATCTTAAAACTTAGAATAGGATTAAATGGGTCTTTGGAAAGATCAACAACTAAATCATTTATTGACTTAAACATTTAATGCCTCTTCAATCATTGTATTAATAACTTCGCCAGGAACCTGTAAAACAAAAGCTGCATTATCTTGGAATCCAAAGCTAACTAGCAGGTCTCCTTCATGTTCTGCAGCACCTGCACAAAATTCAATTTGTCCATCTAGAAAAGCCCAATTTTGAGGAGATACTCCTACTAAAACAAAATCTTCATCCCATACGCATAGGCGATGTCGGTAGGTTCCATTCTTTTGCTCCATATAGTTTTTAAACAAAACAACTTCATGAGAGATAGCAATATAATGATTACCCCATTTAATTATCTGTGATCCGCCACGCTGTTCTGTATCAGGCTCTACGCCCTGTTTAAGACTTATTTGCTCACAACGAGCAGGCAGTTTAGGAAAAGTTTTTACAAGCTCAGTTGGAGAAGTCCATTTAATATAATGAAATGGCTTATCAAGGATAGGCATCCAATTCTTTTCACAGTATGAATTTTCATCTATGGGGGCTGGAATTCTAATTCGTGATATTTCTTTAACAGTCCAGGATTTTTTATCAATCTTTAATTCTGATAATTCCATACGACCAACTCCGTTGGTTGTTGTATCTCTGCGAACTCCTGTTGCATAATATTTGCCATCCCATTTAACAAGTCTGGCATCTTCTAATCCAACAAATGTCCATATTGGTGTAACATCTAATTTATTAGTATCAATCAATGTCCAGTTAATTATATTTAAATCTTTATCAAGTCGGCAAAGGTAGTTATCAGTTATTAGTCTTTGATCTTCTTCTGGATGTAAATATGCTAATGGTCCCCATACGCTAGGAAATCTTTGATCATTTTCAGAGTGATATAAAGTATAGTTTATGTGACGCAATATACATAGGATATCTCCATCATCATCTATAAAGATAGAGGGGTTCATTAATCCTGTCCCGCCCGTTTCTTCGGCGGGAATAATAAGAGGAACTAATTTTCCCCCATTAGATATTGATTTTTGTACTAGATTCATAGTACCTATTCTACTATTTAAAGCAGTTATTGTAAATGCTTATTCTACTTTATTCCAGGATGTTGTGTCTTCATTCCACAAATACAAGTATCCGTCTGATGGATAAGGTATTGGTAAATCCCAGTTACATGTCTCTTCATTTAAAACCCATGATTCAAGCATTTTTGGTGGAATAAAAGCATCACGAGATTCATCATATGTATATCCAATTCCAGCATGATTTTTGCGAATGTTTCCATTATAAGATGTACGTAAACATCTTTGTCCACGGAAATTGCCATACCATTCTTCAGGAGATAATCCGTCAATTAATTGATCCTCATCAATTCCAACAATAACTTCAGTTACTGTATTATTTTCATCTAAAAATGCATAATGTGCCATTAAAAAGTCACCGTTCCCGTTCCACCAGTAAATCTGTATACTCTATATCCAGATCTTGAAGGTTGATCATAAGTTAATCCAGCACTAATTGTAGGTGCTGAAAACGAGTTTGAGTATGCAATTACTACAACTCCAGATCCCCCACCTCCATTTGGACCACAGGAGCCGCTGTTTACACCACCGCCACCACCACCTCCAGTATTTGGTGTTCCAGAAACGGCAACTGTTGCAGGTGAAAGGTTTGCATTAGCGTTTGATCCACGCCCTCCACCACCAGATCCGCCAAGGCCGCCACCAGTAGTACCAAATAGTGTTGATCCACCTCCGCCGCCTGCATAGGTTACAGATGAACCTGTTATAGATGAGGCTGAGCCTGCTCCACCATTGCCAGCAGTGGTCGTACCACCTGTGTTACCTCCAACTGCACCTTTACCGCCACCGCCAGCAGTAGGTACATTGCCTTCTGCATATCCTCCGCCATTAGCAATTGGAGCATTTCCTCCACTATTTCCTTGACCTCCTATGCCAGAGGCTCCTGTAGAAACTGGATTAGTTGAATAATTTGTTCCTCCTCCACCAGAACCGCCAGATGAAGGAGCTCCAATACTATTGTTTGCTCCACCCCCTCCACCGCTTGCGGTTATAGATGAAAAGACTGAACTACTCCCAGCTGCACCATTTGAATGTGATGATGAGTTTACGCCACCACCTCCTCCTACGGTAACGTTATAGGATCCAGCATTTACTGATGTGGTTCCAGTTAGCATTCCGCCAGCGCCTCCTCCTGATCCCCAACCGTTACCAACGGCAGATGCTCCAGCTCCTCCTCCTGCAACTACAAGATACTCAACTGATGTTGGGCCTAAATATGGTTTTGGAGTCATAGAATTTGATGCAGAAGATCCTGCAGAAGTTCCATTTGCATTTGTTGCAGTCATTGTAAATGTATAAGATTGATTTGTTGCAAAGGTACCAGTCACCGTAAATGGAGATGATGTTCCAGAATAAGTTAAAGCAACTGAAGGGCTGCTTGTAATTGTATAAGATGTAATTGTAGATCCGCCAGTTGCTCCTGCTGTAAATGGAATAGAAACTGTAGTGTCATTTGTTCTTGTAACTGTACCAATAGTTGGTGCTTGTGGAACGGTTGTTGCAGTTACTCCAGATGATGCAGGGCTTGACGTAGATGTTCCATTAGCATTTGTTGCTGTAGCTGTATATGTATACTGAGTAGAAGATTGAAGTCCAGTAACTATAAGTGGAGATGATGAGCCTGATGCTGTGTATGAACCAGGAGAAGATGTAATTGTATATCCTGTAATAGCAGATCCTCCTGTAGAAGGTTCAGTAAATGCTACAGATGCAGATCCATTGTTATATGCACGACTTGTTCCAATATCTGTTGCAGTCGGCGCAGACATTGTTGCTGGCGCTGTTGAAGGTGTTAAAGAGGCAGATGCTGAACTTGCTGTTGAATTTCCATTAGCGTTAGTTGCAACTGCTGTAAAAGTATAAGATGTTCCAGAAGTTAATCCAGCAACTGTTACTGGACTTGTTCCAGTTCCAGTTAAAGACCCTGGGCTAGATGTTACTGTAAATCCTGATACTGCCTTACCGCCTGTTGCATTTGCTGTTACTGGAACAGAAGAAGAAACAGTAGATCCAAATGCTGCGCCAGTAATATTTGTTGGAGTTCCAACTGTTGGTGCTTGCGGCACAGAAGTTGTTGTAGCTGAAGATGAAGAGCTAGATGCTAAGGCGTTTCCATACCCATTAGTTGCTGTAACAGTAAAAGTATATGCTGTCCCAAGGGCTAGGCCAGTTACTCTAACTGGCGATGAAGATCCTGATGCGCTAATTGCTCCAGGAGATGAAAGTGCTGTAAATGAAGACGCTAATCCGCCGCCAGCTGCTGGCGTAAATGCAACATCTACTGCTCCTGAGTTATATGCAACATTAGTGCCAACATCTGTGGCTGTGCTAATTGTTGCAGATAGTGGAATAACTCCGAGCTGTGACCATCCTGCTGATGTATAAACCTCAATATATCCAGTTTCTGTGTTTGAATAAATTTGTCCTAATGATGGAGATCCTGGACGAGATGCGGTATTACCTACCGCATATGTTCCAGGTAACCCTGCTAATGTTGCGGGGGCATAAGTAGTACCAGCAGATGAATATAATATTTGTCCTGATGTAGGAGAGGTTGTTGTTCCTGTTCCGCCAAATTGTGTTGAAATTGAAGAAGTTGAATCAAGATTTCCATAAGCATCTGCAACAACTGGACCAGATGCAGTAATTCCTCCTACTTGGAGTTTATTTTTAACTTTGAAATCTTTATTTGACATTATCCGCCTGCAATCTGTGAGCGTGTATAACGAACAATTACTATTCCTGATCCGCCATTCCATCCACCAATTGCAGCACCAGTTCCGCCGTTAGTTTGACAGCCACCACCGCCACCTCCACCTGTATTGGCTGTTCCTGTTACTCCAACAGTGTAATTTGTTGAAGATCCTTTTCCACCTCCACCATTAGATGCAGCAGCAGTATCATTCTGATTTGTTGTTCCACCTCCACCACCGCCTGCATAATATCTAGTTCCTGCAACATTATGTCCAGTTGATGTTGCTGCTCCCCATGAAGAATAAGCTGCTGTTCCAGCTCCGCCAGCACCTCCTATAGACTGTGTTGCTCCTCCAGCGGCACCTGCTCCGCCTCCGCCAGCACCGCAGAAGTTTCCACCTCCATTTCCACCGCCTACATTTCCTTGACCTGCTGTAGCTCCTCCACCGCTTCCAATTTGATTATCTCCACCACTATATCTTGTATAGCTACCTCCACCAGATCCTCCTGCCCTTCCATCTCTAGCACGACCTGTTCCAGATCCACCAAAGAAACCACACATGCCGCCAGCTCCACCACCAACTGCAGCTGTTAATGCACCTACTTGTGAATTATTGCCATTTGTTCCATAATTTGAATTTTCACCAGAGGTTGTTGTTGTTGCTACTCCACCTGCTCCAATTGTAACAGAGTGTGATGTAGCTGCTAATGTTTGTGAAGATTGATATGAAACTCCTCCAGCGCCTCCACCGCCACCTCCGCCATCAGCTGAGTTTCCACCTGGACCACCACCTGCAATTGTTAATACGTCAGCAGACAGTGATGTGGTAGCAACCCCTAGTGTTCCATTTGCAGTAAATGTTCTATAATAATATGTTGCATCAGATGAAAGAGTACCTCCAGTTACAACTGGTTTAGCAGTTGGAGTTGCACTACTTGAAGCACTACTTGCTGTAGATGTTCCATTTGCATTAGTAGCTGTGACTGTAAATGTGTAAGCAGTTCCATTTGTAAGACCAGAAACTGTAATAGGACTAGATGCTCCACTTCCAGTAAATGATCCTGGACTAGAAGTTACTGTATACCCAGTAATTGAAGATCCACCAGTTGCACCTGCTGTAAATGCAACTGAAATACTTCCACTAGTTCCAAGATCTGTTGCTGCGCCAATTGTTGGTGCTTGTGGAACTGTTGTAGCTGTTATTGAATTTGAAGCTGTTGATGCTAAAGCATTTCCGTATCCGTTAGTTGCTGTTACTGTAAATTGATATGATGTAGCAGACTGTAGTCCAGTTACAACTATTGGAGAAGATGATCCAGTTGCAGAATATCCTCCAGATGTAGATGCAACAGTATATGAAGATGCCAAGCCTCCGCCAGAGCCTGCTGTAAATGTAACAGAAGCAGATCCATTATTATAGGCTCTTCCACTTCCAGAATTTGTAGCTGTTCCAATTGTTGCTGATGTTGGTATTACACCAAGTTGTGACCATCCTGCAGATGTGTAAACTTCAATATAGCCAGTTTGTGTATTTGAATAAATGTCACCTAAAGATGGTGATCCTGGTCTGCTTGATGTATCACCTTTTGTAAATCCATTTGGTAGTGTAACCCAAGATGTGGAGGTTCCATCGGTTTGTAAAACTTTATTAGCAGAAGATGTTTGTAATGGTAGTAATGCGTTTAAAGCATTGGTAGCAGAAGTTTGTCCTGTTCCGCCCTCTGTTAAAGGAAGAGGGGTACCAAGATCAAGTCCTGACTTTACTTTAAAATCTTTATCTGCCAATTAGGTTCACATATCCCCTACTTAAATTATTTTGTTATTCTGCTATTTCCCAGTTACATGTATCTTCATTAAGAGTCCAAGTAACTTCTTTTGTCCCGCCCTCAACTTCTGGATCTGGAATAGTAGTCGGCGGCATAGGTGGAATAAAAGCATCTCTTACTGAATCCCATGTATATCCAATACCTGCATAATTCTTTCTAAATCCTGCTTCATCTGTAATCTCATTTGTCTCAGGATTTCTACGCTTTCCTGCAACTGCATTATATGAAGTCTTTACCCAGGTTCCGCCCAAGTTATCAATTAACCACTGATATCCTTCATCTGGATCATCATTTGATCCAACAAGGACTCTTGTTACAATGTTACTTTCATCTAATTCGGCCCAATGTGCCATTTTATTTCTCCTTTGTTATGTTTATCCTATTTTAGCATTATTTAATGCTTAAATCTATGTCCAATATGTAACTCTTGCATATCCTGAACCACCAGAACCACCATTTGCAGATGCAGTTGTTGCGTTGTGCATTAACCCACCACCACCGCCACCGCCCGTGTTGGCAGAAGCATTGCTTCCATTTGATAAATTATTTGCATTAGAAACATTTATTACTCCACCAATAGCGCCACCAGAAGATGGAATCGAGTCTGGTCCTGTAGAATCAACATTGCCACTAGTAATGCGACCACCACCTCCGCCGCCGCCACCATAACCTTTATATCCAGGTCCAGCAATTATTACAATTGGTGTATTAGTAAATGTTCCAGGCGCTCCGCTACCACCCTGTGAACCGTTACCAGGTGTTCCAACAAGGTATGTTCCTGTGCTATAGTTTGCAATTATTGAAGCATTGCCGCCAGCGCCACCGCCGCCGCCGCCAATAACTCGAGTTGCACTACCAGTTAATCCTGGTCCGCCACCACCTGTTCCATTATTTGCACCACGGGTTCCAGTATTGGTATTAGTATTAAAACTGCCTCCACCACCGCCGCCTTTTGCAACAAGAAGAGAACCAAAACTTGAGTCACCACCATTTCCACCAGTAGCAGTTGATGTTGAGCCAGCACCTCCTGCCCCAATAGTTACCGTGTAACTTGAACCAGCAGTAACAGCAATTGTATTTTCAAGAACAACACCACCCCCACCGCCACCGCCAGCACAAAAACCACCATTACCGCTTGCCCATCCGCCACCAGCACCACCTCCAACAAGAAATACTTCTACAGCTGTTACATTAGATGGAGTTACAAATGATCCAGTTGCTGTAAATTCTTGTACCTTTTGTGATTTTGCACCTAAACTTGATAAATTAACTGGCATTATCCCATTCTCCATCCATATGTTGAGCCTGTATATACAAATATTGCTGCTCCGCCATTAACATCTATTATAGCATCTTGTACGCTTCCATTGATCTTTAAACTATTTGAAGCTACTGTAATATTATATGTTCCCGCCGTTCCTGTTGCATCAAAAATTTCAATTGCATCTCCAACTGCAGGAGAGGCGGGTAATGTTAAAGTTCTTGCTGCTGTTGTATTTACTAAATACCTGTATGCTGAAACAAGTGTTTGATTTGTTGAGATAGCGCTAGATGTTACAGCTGCCGCCCCTGTAGTTCCAGTTGTGCCTTGAGCACCAGTTGTTCCTTGAGCACCTGTTGTACCCTGTGCGCCAGTTGTTCCTTGCGCTCCAGTAGTGCCTTGTGGGCCCGTAGAGCCCTGTGTGCCAAGCGTTCCCTGGGTTCCAGTAGTTCCTTGTGCACCAACAGTTGAGGCGGTGCCAACAGTCTGCCAAGCACTTCCATCCCATACTTTAATTAATTTAGCCATTAGTTACCTCTCCAGGAAATAAAAATTCATCTTTATCTGCATCATATATCATACCAGGACCTGCATATCTTCCACGAAAATTACCATTGTAAGAAGTTTGAATCCAATTTCCACCAAATGTATCTAAGCAAAATTGCTTTCCAATTGACTCTTGTTCAACATTATTTTCATCAAGAAGAACTTCATTATTAACTACAATAACCTGTTCAACAATATTATATGTGTTTATTTTTGCAAAGTGTGCCATAATTATCCAATCACCACCACTACGTAGCCAGAGCCGCCATTAAGACCGTCTCCACCGTTAGCGGAACCACCACCGCCGCCAGTGTTTGTAGTTCCCGCAGTATTATAGCCACCGCCACCAGCAGACGCAGTTCCATTGCCTCCATTGCCGCTTCCTGCACCTCCACCAGCATATGACACAGACGAGCCAGTTATTGAACTTGCAGTGCCTGCTCCGCCATTACCTCCTGCTTCACCAGATGCACTTGCTCCTGAGCCACCAGCTCCACCACCACCAGCGCCAGAGTTTGTACCACCAGTGCCTCCGTCGTTTCCTTGAAATCCTTTTCCACCTAACGGAGTTGTTCCAACGTTTTCTTGGCCACCACCTCCTGATCCGCCATTGCCAGCAGCGACTCTAAAAGTACCAGCACGTCTTCCTGATTCTCCACCGCCAACTGCTCTAAGAAATCCTAAAACTGAAGTAGTACCAGCAGTACTAAAACCTAACGAGCTTCCAGTTCCTCCGCCGCCTATGGTAACTGTAAAAGTTCCAGAAGGAATAATATAGCTTGTATTTTCAATATACCCTCCTGCTCCACCACCACCTCGTGTACCGCCTCCACCACCGCCACCTATTAATAAAATTTCACAAGTGCCAGCGGTTCCAATAGTTATAGAACCAGAACCAGCAAACTTATAAATTGTTTTACCAGCACGAGAAGATGTATCAACAGTTGGAGAACCAGTAGTAGCAGTTACTGTTGCTTTTCCAATTCCACCTAATGATACAGGGCTAAATAATGGCATTCTATCTCCCTAAACGTACTTAACTGGACCAGCACCAAAAACGGTATATGTTGGTGTTGCTGCAGTTTTAATAATTGTAAATTGATACACATCAACCGCTGAGGCATTGCCTGCAGAAGGTGCGGTACCACCAGAATATTTAACTGTCTGGGCATTTCCATCAATAGTTAAGGATGTCATATAATAAGCAGTAACATTGGTTGCTAAGAAAGAAATTGTTACCGAATCGCCAACTGCTAATTTTGAAGCTAATGTTGTTCCAGAAGTACCACGTACATTGAGCACCCAGTTACCAGTAGAAGTAGTTGTATAATATAAAACACCTTGCGTATCTGCATCAAAATTAACTGTACTTCCAGCAGCAGTTGCTGATACAGTTGTACGTTCTTCTGGTGCAATTAATACTGGAGCAGTTGCGGTTGCTGTATTAATTGTTGGACTTGTAAAAGTTTTATTAGTAAGAGTTTGAGTGTCTGTTGTTCCAACAATTGCTCCACTTATTCCGTGTGTAGCAGTTAATGCAGCATGAGTACTAATAGCACTTGTTGCTGCCGCCCTGTCTCCATGTGGATCAGAGGCGGCGGAATGATCAGAAACAGCAGTAGCTACTTCAACATCTGTCCCCAAAACTGAAGATGCTGTTAATATACTTGCTAAATCTCTAACTCTAGACATTTATTCTCCTTTATGACCAATAAATTACTGCGGCATATCCGCTTCCACCAGAACCGCCAGTTTTTACAGCATTTGTGGTTTGTTTACTACCAGCACCACCTCCGCCGCCTGTGTTTACAGTTCCTGCTGTCCCATTTAAATTTGTTCCTGAAGTCCCGCCACCTGCAACACTTATACCAACCCACCTAGTATTGGCATAACTAGATCCACCTTGACCTCCACCACCATATCCATCAACTCCACCACCAGGAAAAGAGTCATAACCTCCACTAAATCCAGGAGTGCCAGTTGATGGATTTGTTAAAGATGTAAAGGCGCTGGCAATTATTGCTTGCGGGGTAGTGCTTCCATTTAATCCACTTGTACCATACATACCTGCACCACCACCTGCACCACCAGCGGCAAAATTTGTTGCTTCTCCGCCAGTAGTTCCACGGCTTCTAGCACCAACGTTACCATTAAAAGAGTCTCGTGTTCCACCACCACCGCCACCATAAGCAGTTGCTAGAGAACCAAATGTTGTATCTCCGCCATCAGAAGCAGCATTATTGCCTGATGCTCCTGCACCACCTGCACCAATAGTTACAGTATAAGATGAACCTGCTGTTACACTAATTTTCCGATAATTTACAACTGTACCACCACCGCCGCCGCCACCATAAGAGGTTCCGTCAGGATTGTTGGCATTGCCACCGCCACCACCTCCGCCAACTAAAAATACTTCAACATACTGACAATTAGATGGGGCAGTAAACGTTCCTGTGCTTGTAAATGTTTGAGTTTTTGGCGTTACGCCGCCACCAGCGGCAGGAAATACCGATGATCCCATTATGAAATCTCCATTCCGCTTATATGGAAGCTAACTGTTACTGCGCTGGCAAAGCCAGCAATAATCTTTGTTGTTGCTAATACTTGCCTTACATCAAACATAGCTGTTGTATTTGCAGCAATTGCACATGTTTTAAATAGATCTACTCCATCTAAAGTAATTGTAAATGTACCAGCAGTTGCTGCTGAATTAGTTACTACAATATTTGTTACAACTGTAGTTGTTGATGCTGGAACTGTGTAAAGAGTTGCAGTTGATGTTCCTGCTGCTGCTCTTACCAGTGCTTTTGCTGTATTTGGCATTAGTAGGCTCCCATGATATTTGCTATTGTGTCGTTATTATCTGTTGC